TGAAAGCAATACCGTATGGAGTTGTATCTTGTGCATTGACACTAAAACTGACACTGTCATAGGAAGCTGTTGAAAGATCGGCAGAAATAACACCAGTTGATGCAATAATACCTCTGACAATATTAGAATTCGTTCCATCTTTAATAATGATTGACTCATTATCTAAAGGAATAAATTCTTCAAACCCAGTAGTAGCTAATGTCGTTGATGTAGTCTCACCAGAATAAATATTAAACCGTTGTCCAGCCAAACGAACCACTGGATTATAATCAGTCCATGCAGCTTCACCCACACCTTGTTCAATGGGGTTAGAAATAAATAGGGCATTGTCTTTTTCAGCTTTTAAAATTGTCATTCTCTAAATCCTGTGTGTAATTTTAAACTTGTTCCCAACCATCATTAGTAGATGATTCATTTGAAAAGTCTACTACTTGAATGGCATCGTCTGCTACAACAGGTAGATATATAATGTTGGTTTCTATATCCACCCACAAAGACAATGGTAAACCTGCACCTTCCGCATTGATTCTAATTGTAGTGGTGGAATCCAAAGCCACGTCTTCGCCAGTAATCGTAATGGTTGATCCGTTTCTTACAACTGTTGCAATTGCTTCATTTAGTGACTCAACATTATAATACAACCGTGAGTCGTAATTAGTAATCTCTACATCAATTGAGTCGTATTCGTTAATAGTGACTGTTTGTGTAGACAATACAGGAGATACAGTTTTTGTAATAAGTGTGTCTAATTCACCCTGAATTTTTGTTGATGACCATGTTGAATCAAGTGTTGTAACAGAATCATTAATCAAAGCAAGAATGTTGTCTTCGTTTACAGTAACTCTATCTGCTAATTGATTGACAAACGCTTCACTAACAGCACCAATCAGTGCATTTTCCAATGCTAGAATGCTGTCATCAATGTCAGAAATCTTGTTATTATAAACAAGTGTGGTGACTTTATTCCCAAGTTGAAGTTCGAGTGTTCCGACATCGGTAATAACCAAACTCAACTGTTCAAAGTTGGTATCCATTTCACCAGCGGTTAAACGCCGATTGACATTAATTCGTTTTGTAATCGCGGTGTTGTCTGAAATAGCCATTATTCTGCATAATCCTCTGTAGCATAATCAAAATTCATATACCTGTTGATATAGTTATTTATAAAGGCTGATTCATCCATATCGTTTGTTAAGAGATAAGAGGACTCAAAATACAACTTATCAAAGTCACCACCATACGCATAATCTTGTGGTTGTCTTATATCACTATCTACAAGTGGTTGTTTTGTCATCCAACCTTTTTTGTTAATAACAACGGTTGTTCCGTCATCATTGAATGTTCGTTCGTTACTCTTATCTTCTAGGTCGTAATTAACATCACCATCAATAAAATTAGTATCAAACTCATCGCCTTTGTAAACTCTTGCACTTAAAAATGCGTCATTCTTAGCATACCAGCGATAGTTATTACCTAATGAGTATTTTACAAAATCTAGATACCCTACATACGGTCTGAAATGTCCTGAACCATCTTGATCAATATCAATGATAATTTCAATTAACGTTAAAACTCGTATGTTACCAAAGAACTTGAAACCAGCCGGGTGTAGTATTTCTTTTACTAATTCAGCATATTTGCTAATATCTTCGCCTGTGCGAATAACATAAGAATAGTTTTGATAGAAATCGCTGTCTTGTATGTACATGTTTGATGAAAGATGACCTTTTGTATCTCTCTGATACCCTTCAACACCTCTCACAAGCCCTGTGATAGCGAAACCAGAAAACCCTGACCCGAAGCCTATGGTTTGAGAAGATGCGCCTGTAATGTACTCTAGCTCAATCTCATCGACGCTAATACCAATAGGTGAATCATAAACTCGAAATTCAACTATACCACCTAAGTCATTTACTTTAGATATTTGTAAATTGCCTTCATAAGCGTTTTGAATCCGAAAGACAACATCAACACCTAAAACAATGGCGTTACTAAAAACGAATTGACCATCATAGTCATAATCGCCTTGGCTTAAAACAACACCATCAATTTCAATTTCAATATCGTCTGCGCTTAGAATTGTGGTAACTTGTGTGTCTATTTTTCCAGCTTCACGAACAACCAGTGGTTGAACAAACGTTGCTGATAAATCTTTGAGGTTGATACGTTCATCTGTGAAATACTTTTCACCAGCATCCTCTATTCTAAAATTGGTAACTGTTCTTTGTGGCCAAATATGATCTTCTGCGTCACTACTACCCCATGTAATAGGCCACCCAGATTTGAATTCACCACGAACATCTGTAATAACAAGCTCAACAATATTGAAGCTGTTGGTATACACAATGCGGAAGCTCTCTACAATTGCAGATGCTTCTTCAAATATTCCACTAAATATTTCTCTGTGTTGTGTAATCGTTTTGAATTCTAGGTCTTCTGGATTACCGGGATTAGAAACCAACATTAAAGACTGATCAGAAATCCATATCCCATCACTGGGTTTTAAAATATTGTCTTTGGGTAGATAAATTTCGGTATCGTCTTCACCAAATAAAATGTTAAATATAAATTTGTACGATTGATGAGACCCCCGAGAAAGATGAAAGTCTCGTGACCAATTGATCATCAGTTCTTTGCTTGATAGAATATCTTGTGGTATGCTGTCAAGGTATTCTTTTTGCATAAAGTCTACATAAGAATCCAATGATTTTTCAAAGTTCATGTAATCCATATGGTCTTTGATAGCACCGTGTGGATTGCCCTTTGATGACAACCATTCATAGTAAGCAGTTAAAAAAGACACAAACCTTGGATAATTCTCGACAATGTGTGTCGGAATATTGGATTCAATTGTGTCTGACGGGTTCATCATACTGACATCTCTTCAAAGCTGAAACTAGAAATTTGAACTACGTTGTTTCTTTTTACATAAAAGTTTTCATTATCAAGATTAGAAACAAATTGTACACTTTGTGATATGTTAGCAAATGCAGCGGTAACACTTATTTGACCCGTTGCATAATTAACAGTACCAACAGATCGTGAAGTTGTTATTCCATTTGATATAAACGAATAAACCATGCTTCCGTTCGAATCGTCTATGATTTTTTCATTACTCACGTTTGCGGAAATGATAAAGTTTTTTATTTCAACACTTCCTTTTTCTAATATATTAGCAAAGTTGACGTTATAATTTGCTTCATTAATAGTAACAACTTCAATATCAGTAGAAGAAATTTCGTTAATGACGACTGTTTCAAGAGGTCTGTATTTTTTCAATCTTGAAATTAGTTCAGACTCGTTAAAATAAGAATTAAAAAATCTAAGATTGTATGTATTGTATGTATTAATCACACCAGACATCTGAGATTCTATTCCATCCCGAGATAATCCCGAAGTGATTCTGTTATAACGATATCGAATAATTAGTTGTAAATTAAAAATGTTAGGAGATACTACACTTGGAACAACAGAACCAACACCCTTTTCTTTTAGGCTGCTCTCTATACGATCTCTTAATGATCTTGTAACGTTAATACCAAGCTCTGGGAGAATAGAAACAAACACAGTACCAAACACAGGGGGAATGTTGTCTTCACCACCCCAAGAAATAACCGATTTTATAAATGGGTATTGATTTTTAACTAAAAGTGTGTAGTCAAAAGGTGCCAACGCTCTATCTTGTGATCTGTACTGTTTAGGCCCGTAAAATCGCACACTATCAATATCTTCTTTATCGTATCCGCCATATGAAGTTGTAGTAACTGCGACTGTAATGTTGCTATAATTAGAAATAACAGAAGCAGCGGTAAGAGCTTGAACTCCATTAGCATGATTTTCTTCTGTTGCTATGTATGATATTTCGATGGGTGTGTTGTTCGCTGGTTCAACACCGATTACGTTGCGACCAAATTCAACCTGATAAAATTCAGCACCACCCTCAGTTAAAAAGAAGACAAGGCTTTCAGCCGTTAACTCTGTTAGAGATGTTGCCTGTGTGAATACCTGATCATTCCCTTGTTGACTTCTCGCAATAAGTCGAATTGTATTTGTATCGCAATTTTTATTAGCTATAACCATCTTTTGTTTGGTTATATGCTGATTTGTTTCTGTGATTACCGCACCCTGAAACAATTCCACATCTGTTTGTTTATAAACTTGATCTGTGTTAGAATAGTTTAGGACATAAGGAGATGTGTTTGTAAATGTATATGATTTTCCACCTACAGCCCCAATAAAAGCGGTTCCTATTTCCATTACAATTGTGGAAGGTAAGTTGGTGAAAACAGCAGGGGCTACTTCGACATCACATATTAAGCGTGATGCCGTTGATGATCTGGGTGTATATGACAATTTCTGTGCGTGAGAAACCACGTTTCGTCTAATTTGAGCCGTGTCTAGGAAAGACTCATTGGCAACCATATTCGCTTGATACGAAGTAAAGCTTGTGTTATAAACCAAAAGATCAACAATGGTGTTGATAGCCGAACCTTCATAATCAATGTCAGAAAATTCAGGAACTTCCTGAACAAACT